CCCGCCCCAGCATGCGGGGGCAGGAAGGACCCAAGCCGATTCTCACTTTGAGACGGCTTTTGTCTCATTTTGAGACATGCAGCAGGTCGGGTGGGTGTCACCCGCCAAGTTGCTCGAGGGCCTGCATCACCGCTGTGAGCTCTTGCCTCAGCTCATTGGCTCTTTGCTCGAGCTCGGCTCGCAGGTCGCATGAATCGGCCTGTTGAGACCCTCCCTGGGGCTCCAAGGAGACCACCAGCTTTCCGTTTTTGCAGCAGTTGCGCCGGTAGAGGTGGATTTCTTCGATCTGGTGATCGTCCAGGTACAAGCCTGCGTGGGCCATCGCATCGAGTGGAGCCTTGAGCAGGTTGTCCAGATCTCTTCGCCGGCGATCGGGTGGATGTGCTTCAATCGTGATGGCAATTGGTCCATCAAGAGAACCGCGGCTGCCGTCCCTGGTCAGCCTGATCACTTCCTCTCTGAACTCTCGGCCAGCTCGGCTGATGATCGTCCTGGCACCGACGCGCCGCCAGTAGTGATTCATCGATGGTGGGAATGGCAGATCGATGTTTGGCATGGCTTGGCCCTCCAGGTGGCAGGGTAGCAGGCCTGGTGCCCAAAGTCCAACAGAGGAGTTTCACCGGGGAAAATCCCGCGTCCCTAATAAGCACCCCCTGGGAAGACAAAGATCAGATAAAAGAGACCCATAGAGAACAGTGAAACTCCTCTCTCTCTCTCTTCTCTTTTCTAATGTTTTATTGGTCCAAACAGATTCACTAGGAGTTTCACCACAGGTTCACCTTTCCATCCCCCCTTGCAGGTGTCCACCGGAACTGAGTGAAACTCGTGCCCCCAAAAATATATCTTTCCCTATTGCCCCCCCGGTACCGGTCCGATATAGTTTCATCAGCTGACCCACTTTGGTGAGGCATGACTCAACACCGCGATGGAGCACGATCATGGCAGGAACAAAGGGCTGGTACATCGACGCGATGGTGGAAGAGATCAAGTCTGGTAAGACCACCATCGACCAAGTGCCAGAGCAGCACAGGGCCAAGGTGACCAAGGCTCTGGATCGCAGCAGCAGGCCCCAGATGGAACGCTGGACCATCGGCAAGTGGAAGCACCCAGTCACCGCCAGGGAGCGTTTGTACGTCAACAGCCGCGAGATCTGGCGAGGAGTCAAGGTCTGGTTCGAATGCGGGGTGGCCGATGTGGTCAGGATCGAGGTGCTCGGGGACGACCCTAGGGCAGTGGCCGAGGCTCGAAAGCTGGCTGAGGAGATCGCCACCAAATTTGCCGGCAGCTATTCCGCGATCGCCGCGGTGGCGAAGCCGCCTTTCAAATCTTGAGTTTTCGCAATCGGAGAGACACTCATGCAAATGCAAGTTTATGAGACTGAATTCTGTGGGGACCATTACTGGGTTCGCGCCGACTGGTCGCACCCACACTGCCAGGTGGCGATGGCTACATGCGATGGCAAACTGGCTTTCGACGAGATCGAGCCAGACTGGGTGTACTGTGGGTTTGAGGTCGAGGAGGCCACTACGCCATCGGATGCGATGGAGTTGGTTCTCCGTGAGATCGTGCGAGATTCTGGCGATGATCCAGACCGGATCGCAAACCGTTGCCTGATTCTGATGGCATTGGATCGCCTGCAGGAGGTGGATTCATGAGCACGAAGCACAAATCCGCTGGGATGGCCGCCGCGCTGACCAACACCCTGGCCGGACTGCCTGAGGCTAGGCTGGAGGAGATCTGGCGATCGTGGCGAGACGCCAGCACCAATCTCCTGCAGCTCGAGCGGCTGCTGGAGGATGTCCGAGGGGAGGATGGTGAGCAGCCGTCTCTCGTCCAGGCTGCGATCGACAGCCAACTGTCTGAGATTCGAGCCGCCAATGCCCAGATCGGCCTGTGCTGGTTGCCATGGGCCCTTAGAAACGCCAGCCGAGCAAAGGGGGTGAGCTGATGGAAGTGGTTAGGATTCAAATTTACTGGGGCAAGGACAAGAAAGGCATGGAAGGCTGGCGGTATCGGGTGTGGACATCTGACGGATCCCGCGAGTCCGGCTGGGTGGCTGAGTTCAAGGACATCCCAGATCGAGCCAGCAACACCGAGCTGGAGGAGGCAGTCAAAGAGATCGGGTACCAGCTGGACGCTGATACCGATCAGGGGTCGATCGCCGTGATCAATACCGATGGAGGGTACGCTGAATGGCACAACTAACTTACCTGTTGAGGTTGCCTGCCGCCCACCTTGAGGCATTTCGGCGCCGAGCCAGCCTCGATGGCTGCAAGTTGGCCGCCTGGCTCGACCAGGCATGCCTGGAGTACCTGGCCAGACTGCAGCAGGAGCCCCTGGCCGCTGTGGTGTCGAAGCTGGGCCCGAGGCCAGGCTACGGTGGCGACCCAGTGTGTACCGAGGCTGCCGAGGAGATCGGTGGGCCTGGTCCGGTAGATGGCTGGGGGGACGGTGGAACTGCTACCAAGGAGGGTACACCATGACTTTCATGCTCAACTTTGCCCTGGCCCTGGGGGTCGCCGTCCCAATGACGCTGCTTTGCAGCACTTTTTACCTGCTCTACTGCCTCGATCGTGAACTGGCCAAGGCCGAGATCGAGGCCCAAGACCTTCGCTCACAGCTGCGGAATCTGAATGTGCTGCTGGTTTTTTCCGGGTACGACTACTACCCAGAGGGTGGCTGGCGAGACGCTGCTGGCACCTTTGAGACGTTGGAGAAGGCCAGGAGATCGATCGAGCTGACCGCCTGCGACCATGTGACCGGCAGGGCCAATCCGTATGATTGGTGCCATGTGATCGACGCCAGGGACGGGGAGACGGTTTGGGCTGGCCGCCTGAGAGAAGGGCTTAGCAAAGACAAGTTTCCAGCGCCTGGGGAGACATGGTACGAGGAAGACGATGGCCTCCAGGAGGATTGGGAATGATTCGATGGACTTTGCCTGGGTTCAATGCAGTCGATCTGGACGACACAATCCAGGTTGGTGACTGGGTGGCCGAATGCATCGATGGAGATCTGTCGATTGGGACTCCAGGTGTATGGCAACCTGCCAATGGTACGCTGGGCCAGACACCGCGCAGGGCCAGGGTTTTTGCCTGCCGGCCAGTGGCCAGGCCAGATCAGGAGGTGCCTGGGAAATAAAAAGCTTGCCATGGGCCCTGGGATCGCATATCCTTTGCCCACGAGACACACTAGAGACACGAGACACACGAGACACCACAGGCAGCCGACGCACATCTGCATTCCCCTGCCACCCCCTCACGTGGTCCAGTGTCTCGCCTCCGGGGGTGGCAGGGGCTCTTCGATAGTTCAAACAGATTTTCAAACCGCTTGAGTTGTATACACGTTTACAATGACCAAAGGAGACACACCACATGCCTAAGCTTCCATGGCAGTCGCACCCAACCACTCAGATCGTGCCCTGCACAGTCGCAGAGTACGAGCAGGCCAGGGGCCAATTTATGGGATCGCACCTGCTGGATCTCTTCAACCACTCGCCGCGTTCGTGCCAGTGGAAGATGCAGGGCCTGCTGCAGGAGGCCAGCCGGCCAGCTTATGACCTTGGCCGCGCAATCCACTGCTTCATATTGGAGGGCCCCACCGAATTCCATCAGCGCTACGAGATCGCCGAGGGTCCGATCAACGAAAAGACCGGCAAGCCCTTTGGCCGTGATTCCAAGGCCTGGCAGGAATGGAATGAGGAGCTGCTGGCCCAGGGCCGCCAGGTGATCAATGGGGAGGAATTTACCAGGATGAATGCCATGGCCGAGTCGATCGCTGAAACCGACGCGCAGCAGCTGCTCCACATTGGGCTGCCAGAGGTGACCATCCGCGGTGAGCTTCATGGGGTCCGCTGCCAGAGCCGTCTGGACTTCTTCAACCGGGATGCCGGCTGGATTGTCGATCTTAAGACCTGCGAGGATCTGGACCGGTTCTCCAGGGATTTCAGCCGGTTTGGCTACGATCGGCAGCTGGCATTCTACAGGGGCATGGTCCAGGGCCTCGGGCTGCCGGTCCAGCCCAGGGTCTATGTGATCGCTGCCGAGAAATCCGAGCCGTTTCGGTCGCATGTTTTTGAGGTCTCACCTGAGACCCTCGACCTGGCCGCCGAGCAGATCCAGGGATCGCTGCTGACCTATCGTCAGCTGGTCGCCACCCTCGGATTCGATCGCCCTTGGCCGCGATCGCTCAAGTTTGGCCGCACTGTCACCCAGCTCTGAGGGCCATCATGCTGAATCTACCGACAGGCAAAGTGATCAAGCCGCGCCGAACATTCGTTTACGGGCCAGGGGGAATTGGAAAAAGCACCTTTGCAGCCCAGGCACCTGGGTGTGTTTTTGTTCCAACCGAGGAAGGGGCCAACGATATCGAGGTCGCCAAGTTTCCGGTGTGCACCAGCTGGGACCAGCTGATGTGGTGCATTGGCCAGCTGTGCAGTGAGCAGCACCAGTATCGAACCGTCACCATCGACACGGTGGATTGGGCCGAGAAGCTGGTGCACTCTAAGGTGGCCGCCGCCCATGGGGTGGAGCAGATCGGCGATATCAAATACGGTCGGGGGTATCCTCTGGCCGCGCAGATGTTCAGGGTCCTGCTGCAAGGCCTCGACTGGCTGCGAGACAATCGAGGCATGGGAGTGATCTTGCTGGCCCATGCCAAGGTCGAGAAATTCGACGATCCAGAGACTGCCAGCTACGATCGCTACAGCCCGAAGCTGCACGATCAGGTGCAGAACATGATCTTTGAATGGGCCGATGAAGTGTTTTTTGCCAACTATCAAACCGTTGTTAAGGAGGAGGATGGAGGCTTCAAAAAGACGATCACCAAAGGTGTTGGCACCGGTCTGAGGATTCTCAGGACCACCGGAAAACCAGCAGCCAAGGCAAAAAACCGGCTCGGGATGCCGGACCAAATCCCGTTCAGCTATGCAGAGTATGCCAAGTTTTTACCTCAATAAGGAATCGATCAGATGCCAGAAATCAATTTCAATGCCGCCGCCATCCCAGAGAGCCGGACTGCGGTGCCCGCTGGTGATTACATGGTTTGGGTGAAGGGCTCAAAGTGTGTCGATGGAGACAGGGACGACCAGCAGCAGCAGCAATTCCAGCCCAATCCGCACACAGAAAAGAAAAAGCTGGTGTTGGATATCGAGATCCTCCAGCCCGAATCTGTGGCCGGCCAGGTGATCCACGAGGGGTACTGGATGCGCCACCCCAATCCAAAGGCCGTGGAGGTTAGCAATCGCCTGCTGGCCAATGTGTGCCGCGCGGTGAACCAGATGAGCCCGAGCCACTCTGAGCAGCTGCACCAGATCCCATTCTGGGCCAGGTTGGACGTTAAGGAGCTCGACAGTGGGGCCTTGGTGAATGAGATCCGAGCAGTCTGGAGCACCCAGAGCCAGGCACCTCCGCAGATGAAGCCGAGGGCCCAAAAGCCGCAACAGCAGCAGTTTGTTCCAGGTGCCCAGTCTGGCTTCATGCCACCGCAGACCCAGCAGCCGTGGCAGCAGGCACCACAGCAGGCCCCCATGGCACCGCAGTTGGGCCAGCCAGTGCAGCAGCCGCAGTACCAGGCCCCAATGGCTCAGCCGCTGCAGCAGCACCCGCCGCAGGGCCACCAGACCCAGTGGGCCCAGCAACCTGGCCAGCCGCCGTTTCCTCCGCAGCAGTCATACGAGCAGCCAGCTCCAGCAGCTGCACCAGCTCAGCCTCAGCAGGGTGGATTTCAGCCACCGGTTAAGCAGGCACCGCCGCCATGGGCCCAGCAGCCAGGGCAGAATGGAACGCCATTTTAGTGATCGTTGACGGAACTCCATGGCAGGAACCAGCCGCCTGCCATGGCTCACTGTGGCTGGGAAGAGACACTAAACGAGGAGACACAGGACATGAATGCTAAGGAAAGACTGCTGAGAATTACTAGAGCCCAAAACAGCCTGCTCAGAGCCAAAAACCATCTGCGGCTGGCCCAGAATTCGATTCGCAAGGAATACGATCTTTGCGTCCAGGAGGCAGCCGACGCTGATGGGTTTGTCGCCGACTGTGACGAGCGGATCGAGAGAGCCGGCAGCTGGGACGGAGCCCAGCCGGATGCCTTCTTTGGGAAATCGATCAAGTGGCGCCGCTGTGACAGCCGGGACTTTGGCCGCCTGGTCAGGGTGTCCCTGGATCCGATCGCCGACCCTCTCCAGCAGCCTGAGGCAAAGCTGATCGGTATCGACTATGGTCCAGATGGTGATATCGAGGCATTCCAGTGCGAAGGCAGCAAAGGCCAGGCAGTACACTGGAAAGCCGCCTGGGTTCAGCTGCAGGATGGCGAGGAGCTCCGGGCTCCGCCAAATGGTCGCAGGTTTACGCGGATCCACATGGAGGGGGTCGATTTTAGCGCTGGAAGCCAGCCCAAGGATAGCAGCCTATGGGATGTGATCGCTGAGAAATGGCACCTCAGGCCGCTCGATCTCGTTTACCTCGTGGCGCCTCCCAAGTGGGCACAGTGGCCGACCTGGAGGACGCTTCATGATCTAGTGCTCAGGAATCACAGGTTTGTGATCGATCCAGAGGCCGAGGCAAAGGTTTCAGAGACTGGAGAGATCGCCATCAAGGTGCTCGGCCTGTGGGTCAATGTCGAGTGGCTCCATGTGGATCACAGCTTCAGGGCCAAGGCTGCGCAGCTGCTGGCGAAGGATCACCACTGGGAGCCAACTACCTTTGGCGAGGCCATGCTGGCTAACCGGCCACCAGCCGAGCCAGCGAAGGAGCCAGAGCCAGACCATCCGGCATGGGAGCCGAAGGTTGGCGACTGGGTGCGGGTGACTAGGCCAAAGACGCCGGAGGTTAGCGATGACACGCTTTGGCTGGCCGATATGGACCGGTTCGACGGCGCCGTAATGCAGGTCGAACAGTTTGGCGAATCGTACCAGTCGGCAGTGGTTATTCTTGCCGGCTATGCTTTCAAGGTTGACTGGCTTGCGCCTGCCGAGGCACCCGAGCCGGAACATCCGGCAGGGCCACGCGCTGTCCCCAGGATGTCGCCAGGCGAATGGCTGGACATTCGCGACGCATATCGCGACGCAACGGCTGCCGACGTTGGCAAGCTTGTGTATGTTCGCAATGGAGAGATTGAGCCATGGAGTGAGCTGCGGCTGGCTGAAGTTACCGGTTGGATTTTGCCATTCAAATGCACTCGTGATGGCCTAGATCCAAACAGGTGGCAGGAATTCCGATATGCCGTCATCAGAAACGAGGGGCCAGCAAAATCGGAAGTTGGTGCAGGCTATCGACACCCCATACATATAGACCTAGGAGAGCAGTGCGAATTTTCTGCTGGGTTGACCAACCCAAACGGGTCTTTGGTGTGGGGTATTTTTGCCCGTCTGATGCGCTGCCAAAAAGACTTAGACAGCAATGCAATCAGGTATTACACCGAAGACGGCACTTACTACCATCACTGCCGCGTGAAGGTGGAGGGCTGACCATGGAGCCTAGGTGGTACCAGAGCCAAGCAGTCCAAGCGGTCTGGCAATTCATGCGAGAGCAACCAGGCAACCCATGCCTGGTACTGCCCACAGGAGCAGGCAAATCGCTGACGATCGCCATGATGGCTCGGGATATTCTGGCATGGAAGTCCCGCTGCTTGGTTCTGGCCCACCGTAAGGAGCTGCTCCAGCAGAATGCTGAGAAGATCGAAGCCTGCATTCCGGGGCTCCAGGCTGGCATTTACTCGGCTGGGATCGGTCGCCGGGACTACCTGGCTGATGTGGTGGTGGCTGGGATCCAGTCCGTGTACCGCCAAAAAGCCGCTTACCAACTCGGCCACAGGGATGTGGTTATCGTCGACGAAGCTCACCTGATCCCTGGTGATGGTGAGGGGATGTACTTTGAGCTCTTCAGCAATCTGCAGAAGATCAATCCGAAGATCCGATTCGTCGGGCTGACAGCCACACCATACCGCCTCGATCATGGCATGGTGGTTGGGGAGGGCAGGCTCTTTTCCAAAATCTGCTACGAGGTGCCACTGCTCGAGCTGATCCAGCAGGGTTTCCTCTGCCCACTGACCAGCAAAGAGCCAGGCAATCTGATGCAGGTCGCTGACGTTGGCACCAGGGGTGGCGAATTCATCCAGTCGCAGCTGGACCGCGCCGCTGCTCAGGAAGAGACGGTCCGCCAGGCAGTCGAGGAGCTCCTCAGCTGGTCAGCCGATCGCCGATCGGTGCTCATCTTCACCTGTGGCCGCCGCCATGCTGCACTTGTCGAGGAGCACTTGGCCAAGGCTGTGGGGGCAGCATCCGTGGGGTATGTAGATGGAACCACCAAGCCAGCCGCCAGGCAGAAGGTCCTGGACGGTTTCAAGGCTGGTGCCATCAGGTTTCTGATAAATATCGATGTGCTCACCACAGGATTCGACGCGCCCAACATCGACTGTGTAGCTCTTCTGAGGCCGACCCTTAGCCCTGGCCTGCTTTACCAGATGATTGGCAGAGGATTCAGGCTCCATCCCAGCAAACAGAATTGCCTGGTGCTGGACTTCGCAGGCAATATCGAACGCCATGGGCCAGTGGATCGCCTCAGGCCTCCAAAGACCAAGGGCCTGGGCGCTGGTTCAGGTGGTGAAGCACCGGCTAGGGCATGCCCCAAGTGTAAGGAGCTCGTGGCCATCCAGGCCAGGGAATGCCCAGCCTGTGGGTACCAGTGGCCAGAGCCAGAAGCCAAGCACGATGCCAAAGCCAGCACGCTCCCGGTGCTCTCTGACGGATCGCCATCAAAGGAGGATGAATGGATCGAGGTGCTGGGCGATCCAGCCTACCTGGTGTATTCGCCGCCTGGCAAAAAGCGATCGCTCAGGGTGATCTACAAGCTGAGGGGCACCAATGCATTCAGCGAATTTCTTAGCCTGGATCACCCCCATGATTCAACAGCCAAGAAGCAGGCCGAGCGATGGTGGCGCCGCCGCAGTGATGTGCCATGCCCAGGATCATGCTGGGAGGCCTGGCACATTCTGAAGAAATGCCCAGAGGCAGTGGCCAAGCCAGCTAGGGTCCTGATGAGGTGGACGCCTGGCCGCAAGTTTCCAGAAATTGTTGACGTTGAATTCCATCCCAGGGGCCATTTCAGTCTCATCGATCTCGATGAGGCCAAGCTTACCGCGCAGGTTCAGGCCCAGCTATTTCGATCATAGAGAGACACCATGCAGATCCCGCACGCCATGAGGGCAGCCCACCAGTGGGTGCTGTGGAAGCTTGAGAAGCGCGATGGCAAGGCCACCAAGGTGCCGTACCAGGTGAATGGCCGGATGGCCAGCTCCACCGACCCAGCGCACTGGTCCAGCTTTGAGGCTGTCCAGCAGGTGCTCCAGGGCAATCTGGCAACGTACACCGGGTGCGGATTCGTCTTTGCACCTGGTGATGACTTCGTGGGGGTCGACCTAGACAACTGCATGGACACTGACTGGCAGCTCGATGATTGGGCAAAGGATGTGCTGGCGCACCTTCCGAGCTACACCGAGGTCAGCCCCAGTGGCAAAGGTCTCAAGATCTTCTGCCTTGGGAGGCCGAACATCGCCAAGGGTCGAAAGCTGCAAATCCCAGGCAAGCCAGGTGCCAGGATAGAGATCTACAGCTCTGGCCGATATTTCACCGTGACTGGCGACCAGTGGGGATCGGTGGACCAGGTGGAGAACTGCCAGGCCGGAATCGACTGGCTGACGGATGTGGTGATCCCTCCAGAGCCAGCTGCAGCTGCGAGACCTGCGCCGCTGCCGAGGCAGGAGCCAAGACCGCACCAACCTGGCCGGCCAGACGCCGAACAAAGGGCCAGGCTGTACGCTCAGAGCTACCCAGCCGCGATCAGTGGCCAGGATGGCCATGGGGTGACATTCCGCCTGGCTTGCGTCCTTGTGACCGGATTCGAACTTGGAATTGATGGGGCCAGGCAGATCCTGGCCGATTGGAATCAGGGGTGCCAGCCGCCTTGGAGCGATCGAGAGCTGGAGCACAAGCTCCGCCATGCAGAGAATGCTGGCCGGCTCGAGGGCTCACAGGGCTGGATGCTGGAGGAGGAGTCCATTCGACTCGAGCAATCCGCCGAGCCACTGAGCCAGACGGAGCTGGATCGATGGGATGTGTACCTCGGTGGACTGATGGCTCAGGCCCAGCAGGAGAGCCACAGCCGGGACTTTCCCGCCCACTTGCTCAAGGTGCCAGGATTCTGCTCTGACGTCGCCGACTGGATCACCAGCCAGAACCCTAGAAAGAATCGGGTGCTGTCTCTGGTGGCCGCCGTGGCCCTCCAGGGAGCCTTGATCGGTGGCAAGTGTAAGGATCGAGCCGGCAGCCGCTCAAATCTCTATTTCGTCTGCCTGGCGCCGTCTGGTGGTGGCAAGCAGGCCCCGCAGACCTGCGTGAAGAAGATACTTAACGCGATCGGTGCCGGCCAGCTGTACGGTGGTAAGGTTTCATCCGACTCTGCGCTGGCCTCGGATCTCCTGGTCAGCCGTTCTAAGCTGTACCTTTGGGATGAAGTCGGGCGATTCATTGCCAAGACCAAGGTGCAGACCGGTGGAGCCCACCTCCATGCGGTCCAGGAGGCGCTCCTCGAGCTCTGGGGAGAGGCTGGAGGTGTGTGGAAGCAGAAGAGCTACGCTGACAGCAAAAACAATAAGGAGGTGTACCTGCCCTGCTGCAGCTTCCTGGGGATGACGGTGCCAGAGCACTTCTGGGCTGGCCTCGAGGAGGGCCATCTGCAGGACGGTTTCGCCGCGCGAATGATGGTGATCGACTCAGGACCGAAAGCCAGGTCTGAGGATATCGAGGAGACCAACCCACCCATGGGGATCCTGGAGCTGGCCGATTACTGGATGAAGCTGAGCCCAGGAGGCAACCTGGGGAGCCAGTGGCCGGATGCCATCCTGGTGCCAGAGTCGCCGGCAGCCACCGATGCATTCCGCCAGCTGGTCGCCAAGGCTGAGGATGCCGGGACGGATGAAACTGAGAACGCTGTTTGGGCCAGATGCATCGAGAAGGCTCGGCGATTAGCTCTGATCTACGCCTGCAGCCGCGACCATGTGGCCCCAGTGATCGATGATCTGGCCGCCAGGTGGGGAATCGATTTTGCCACCTGGTGCACCGAGCGATTCATTGCCGTGGCAAAGGACGAAGTGGCAAGCAGCGATCCAGCCCAGCAGAAGTGGCAAAGGATCCGCAAGATCGTAAACGAATGGACCAAGCGAAAGCAGCTCTGCAGCCGAACGGCTCTAATCAGGGCCTGCAAATGGACTGCCAAGGATCTCGATAAAATACTCGAGACGATGGTCCAGGCCGGTGTGATCGAGGCCAAGCAGGTGCCATCGAGCAATGGGAAATTCGTGACGTATTACTCGGTGAAGGGGTGACCATGGAGCTGCATGAGCTGGTTGGGATCGCCGCCGTCCTCGTCCTGATTCTGGCCGTTCACTGGATTGGAGATCTGTGATGTTCTACCTGGCTGGTCCCTACTCTCACCCCGATCTGGCTGTCCGCTGCCTACGGTTCAACCAGATGAACGTAATTGCCGGAAAGCTGATGAAGGATGGGTATCACATTTTCTCCCCGATCAGCCACTGCCATCCGATTGCCGAGGCAGTTGGCCTGCCCACCGATTTCCGTTTTTGGGAGTCTTACGATATGGCCATCCTGAGCAGGTGCACCAGGTTGGTGGTCGCCATGCTGCCTGGCTGGGCTGCCTCGGATGGATTGGCTGCCGAGATCGAGATGGCCAGATCGCTTGGGCTGCCGATTGTCTGGCTCGATCCAGATGAGTATCTGGTTGGCTTTGCGGCTACCTAAGGATTGGCCGACCTGCCAGCACCTGGCCGGCATGCTCGATCACTCGCGGATTGTAGGCCCTCCAGCTGGGACGCTCTGGCTCCCAGGGGCCGTCAGGATCGTGGCCGACTCGGAAGTGGTGCTCTCGGCAAAGTGTGATGAGGTTTGACTCCACAAGCTCGAGATCTGGCCGAAGGTAAAACGGAATGAGGTGGTGGACGTTGAGGTCGATCCGCTTTCCACACGCTGCACAGGCCGGATTCTTGGCGACGAATGCCGCTCTGGTCTCTGGCCAGAGGTCGCTTCGATTGCCCTCGAGCAGTGGAGGATCGTCGACTGATTCCCGCAGCTCACTGGGAGGGGCAGGAGGAATTATGGGGTGGCTGGTTGCCCAAGACACCAAGACCGCCGCCAATACCGCCGCGATCGCAACCAGCAGATCTAGAGCCCAGCTATTCTTCAGGATCAAGGCCAAGCCTCCTGCGCACCACCTGGACCGCCTCCTCGCTCCTGGCTCGATAGTAGCCTACAAACCACTGACGCCTGGCAGGGTGCCCCTTTGGGAATGGGTTGGTGTCTGCCTCAAGCCCTTCCTCCCAGGCAAATTCCCCCTGCTCCTCTGGGTTCAGCAGATCTCCGATTTCCATTAGGTTTCAGCCCCCCACCAATCGGCTCGGCCAATGTCCGCAGTCTGGCAGTCCTCCTGGGTCCGCTTGCATGCCTCGCGGATCAGCGATCGCCAGGGATCGAGCGGATTCAGCCAGACGATGGCACCTGTTCTGGCCGCTCTTAGCACTGCGCCGACAGTCACCATCCAATTGTATTCCTTGGCATTGGCCTCCAGCTTCTCGGCCAGTGGCTCAATCTGCTCGAGGCAGATCCTCCATCCAGCAGCATTCATTTCTCTTTGCAGTTGCCGGCATGTGCAGTTGGGGGCTGGGTCGATCCCAAAATGGTGCTTGATCATGAGCTGCAGCCGATCGCCTGGTCGGTCGGCTCGGTGCCTCTGGGCACTCGCTGGCTGATCGATTCGAATCACCTGCTTCCTGCTGGTGTCGATCACTGGATCTTGGCCAGAGGGGCAGCATGCAAAGATCGTCACCGGTGCCGGTGCTCGATGGACAAAGCCGCATCGCGGACAGGTGCTGTCGATCATGTGCAGTTTATCGTGACTGAGACCAGGAAAGGGACATTCCAACCGGTTGGAATCGTCACCGTGGCAGGATCGGTGCCCTCGCAACAGCTGGAGAGCCAAAGACCACAGGCAGGGACCACCGCATCATCGCCGGTGGTGCATTGCGAAACTGGGCAGGTAGAAAAGTCAAAGATGATATCTTCGACGTCCCCGGTTGCGGTTGGAGGATATTCGACGAGTGGAACGGGATGGGGGCTGCACACACTGTAGCTGCCAGTGCATGTCCAGTTGGCCTCGCCATCGTAATCTCCCGCCCCCTCATACGCCCAACGAGCTGATCCCACATTATGAGTCCCGCAGCCGCTTAAGCAGATCGTTGGCCTGGGGTCCATGGGATCTCGGATATCGCACTGCTGGTCTGGGTAGGTCCCAGACATCAGTCGATCGAATGGGAATGTGTTGAACCGATTAGTGTCTCTGCGGAATAGATTGAACTCGATCCAGTCGCCGAGCTGATTCACATCCTCCCAAAGCTTGTCCTTTGGATTGATCAGGAAACAGGTTGGGTCTCCAGGTCGGGCTGTCTCCCAGTCCTGGTCCGAGGTTACCACTGCCAGCCGGCCACCGATCAGCTTGATTGGTCCGCCGCTGCAGATTGTTAGCATCTTGGTACAGCCTTCCTGCCATGTACCAGCTTCCTGCATGTAGGAATCGAAGCAGTATGTACTGGTGGTTGCTTCGACCCAGTTGGGTGTGTCTGTGGCACAGTCGAAGAATCGATACTGCCGAAGTCCATCCTGGCCATGGAATCCATTCTCACAGTAGAAACTGCCGAGTACTTGGTCAGGATAGACTCCACTCACCGGCTCAGTGCAATCCGCAGCAGCAACAGTGCATTCATAATCCCTTGGGCAATTGTCGTTGTAGTATCCGGTGATCGAAAAGCTTACCTTGTGCTGCACATCGACCATGGTCACCTTTGAGACATCAAAGGCCATCGCGAGCGGTGGAATGAATCGGATCGAAACGCTGTACTCATGCCAAACCTTGACCTTGATATCAGCTGTTACATCGTGCACCTTGAAGGTGGTGATGTAATACTCGGTCATCTGGCAGGGCCAATCGACATCTGGGAATTCCTCACTGGGCTCCTGCTTGTATGCGGTCCCACACACAATGCAGCCGGTTGGGGTGACTGGCCCAGGTCCTCCACCTGGAGACATTGGGGCTGGCCCACCGCCGCTCTCTGCTAGGCAGCATCGCTGTGGCCAAAGAGGCTGGACATAGTGAGCATCCTGCCCGATATCAGCAAATGGTTTCCAACAATCGCCGTTGCGCCCGTCATACGCTGTGACTGCCGAATAGTCCAGAAGATCATAGATCACTGGATCGCTGCAGTGCCTCAGCAGCAGGGTGCAGCCAGCCAGTGTGTGCATGAACTGATTGACTGGCCAGGATACTGTCTCGCTGTTGATCGTTACCGCCACACTGGTGATGAAACGATTGCAGGTCGAGCAGTCCTCCTGGCAGCATGTGCAGCCAGCGCCGTGTTTGTTGGGCATCAGCTAATTCCGCAGTTGAGTAGCAGAGTCCGATTGGCCGCCTCGTTCGGCGATGCATTGCTGACAACTTTCAGCAAAGTCGGACTGGTGGAGGAGGCACCGACCACGCCACGAAAAACGGCTGCATCCAAGGCCACATGCCTGGCCTCGGCTGTCCCGATCGTGACAGTGTACTCGGTGCCGTCTTTGTACAGCTTGCGGTAGGTGGCTCCTTGATCGTCCGAAACCTCAAACCGCAGGCTGGTGCCAGTCATTGCCGAGGGTACGACAATGGACTGGGGAGTCTTGTCCAGTGGGATGGAAACTGCAGCACTGGCCACAGCGCCGCTGGAGATCGTAACTGTCACCCGCTCAAGCTTTGTTGCCATTTCAGCATGCCTCGAAGTCTAGGAACCAGTTGCCAGAATACCATTCACGCTTTGCCTGCACCCACTGGCCTGCAGCTATTGGGGCAGTCGACAGATTGTACACCTGTATGGGAGTCCCCACCGTTTGCAGTTGGCCTATGGAATTCAGCAGATAGGGCTGCATATTGCCGACTCCAGGGTATGCAAAAGCTGGATTCCTGCCTGTTATCCCACCCGCTGCAACCACCCCAATCATCGCCCATCCTGGCCGAGCATAGACGTCCAGCACAATTAGTGTGCCGTCCTGAGTCCGACTGGCCAGAAAGTATTCGTTGTCCCTGATGAATCGATCGGTGAGGTTGTACACCAGACCAGAGACTGGGGTGCTGTTTGGCTCGTGGGGCTCCAGGAGGCCGGTGGTTTTATTCCTCAATGCGATCTGTGCGTCGCCAGTGGAGAAAGCTGGTGTGGCCGCCCCATAGTTCCCAGCCGCGATATCTTCCTCAGCTCGCATCAGCCAGCTGGCTCCGACGTTGGACGGCATTCTCCGCTCGGTTGGTGTCGAGACGGCTGTCACCTTTTCGCGTACCATGCGCTGCACAGCAGCTGCTAGCTCAGGAGTCAGGACGGCTGCTCGCTTGGCCATTATGCCCAGCTCCATGGCCCAAGGCCTAAGACATTGAAGTCTACCGATTGGTACCTGTTAAATGCAGGTGTGATGAACACCGGTGTGCTCAGGCTGGTATTGATCCCGCCCGATCCGTTGAGGTTGCCAGTCACCTGCTGGAATGCATCATCACCAAATGGCCTTCTTGTCCCTGTTCCTTTGGTGCCACCCGTCCAATAGTACGTGCCTTCGTCCAGCAGCTTGATCCTCCAGCCTTCGCCGCCGTTGTACCAGAACTTGAACCGGTACTCCACCTGCCAGTATCTGGTGGTATCTTTCCGCTGCTGCTGCGCGGTGATCTCTGAGCACAATACCTGGTTGGCCGACCAGCCCCAGAACGGCTGGCTGTTGACTCGGTTCATGTAGGACTGAATTTGGATGTGATCGAAATAGAGCTCTGCCCGGCTGATCGTGAGCACTGGCACTGACTCTGGTGTGGTGAGCGGTGGGAGCTGCTCGCCGGCACTGTTAAGGATGGGCCTGGTCGGGTCCTGTGCATCATAGATCAGTGGCACCTCGATCGTTTCTGCCGACCACTGCCAGGTGGGTGTGAGATCCCATGGCTCCTGGTTCATCTCATTCGGCCTGAGAGCCGTGTTGTCAAAGGTGCATTCCACCTCCCACACACCCTGGCCAATTTCCACTGGGCTGCGCCGGTTGCAGAATGCACCAGGGGCGATCTCACTGGCAGCACCGAGGGCCGGGACGCCTGGCACCAGCAGCACCTGATCCTCTCTGGCCAGTGCATCTCTGCTGCCTGTGAGCCCTGGCCCTGTGGTCATCACGACCACATAAACCATCGAATGCTCGACGTTGACCCGGAAGTTGTCCAGGTTGATTGTCTCGGATCCATTGATCCCGATTCGTGGGCCAAAGCACGCGCTCATACACCAAACTCCGTCAGTAAAAGCTTTGGATCCCGCAGCACCTTGACGACCTGCTGCAGCAGCTGGGCCTGCTGCCTCTGGATCACCAGCTGCTGATTCAGTGCATTCTCTCTGAACTTCTCGATGGCCGCTGTGCTGGTCGCCTCGAGGGCCTGAGGTGTGGCCAGCTGCACCGTCTTATTCGCTGCCTCCTGCTGGGCCTCCAAGGCCGCCTGGCGATCCATTTCCTTGGCTCGCTCCGCCGAATCATCGACTGCCGGCTTTTCCTTGGCTGGCTTTGGTGCTCCAGCTCCTTCTGGCTGGCCGGCTTTCAGATCCTGCAGCTGCTCGAGGTTGGTCAGTGCCACCTGCTGGCCAGCTTCCAGCTGCTTCTGGACTGCGTCCTGTGACTTCTCGACTCCGTCAGCCGCATCCTGCGCCGCCTTGGCCGTCTCTGCCTTGGCTGCTTCCCGGGCCGCCATGATCTGCTCGCGCTGCTTGTCAAACTTGGCTTTTTGGTCGGCAACGAATGCCTGAACATCGGCCACAGCCTTCTCGCCAGCCTTTGGGTCCATCAGGGTGTCGAAGCCAGCTTCGACTCGCTTGCGGTTTTCTTCCTGCAGTTTGGTGGTGGCCGCGCTCACCTCGTCCACAATGCTGACCAGGTTATCGATCGACTCTTTGCCAAAGACACCTCGAGCCAATGGGTTATTGATCATCAGCTTAAAAAGGCCCATGAGGTTCAGCATCAGCTGGCGCATGGTCCCCATCAGCATGTTGAAGCCGGTATCCACCAGAGCAAAAGCTTTGACGATGTAGCCGGCTGCACTGCTCGCCAGCAAAGCATTGTCTCCCAAGCCACCCAGTGCACCGCCAAGGCCTCCAGCTGATTGCTCTGTGACACCCATGCTCATGATCAGCTCCCGGAAATATCCCAAAAGAGCCTGAGCAATTGGAATGAAGATTTGCCCGATGGTTGCTGATACGTCATTGATCGTAGCCTGGAGGGCCTTCAGACGATTGGCAAAGGAGTCTCCAGATCGGATCACATCGCCCTGTGCCAAGGTCGACCCCTGCAGAATCAGGTTGTATCGAGCCATCGCTTTCTGTGCCTGGTTGGCTGTCTCGGGATTCAGGCCTTTGGCCAGGAGCTCTGCCTTTACCGCTGCCTCATCCAGCTTTGGCCCCAGCCTGCCGAGGGCCTCAGCTTCGCCGAGCATTGCAGTCCGAACTGCATTGAATGCTTCAGCATCGCTGACATTGTTGAGGCTGGCAAAATCGTAGGCTAGGCTCGTAAGGGTTTTGCTCATCTCGGCTGCCATCGCGGGGTCAATGCCTAGTGGCACGAGCTGGCCTTGGGACATTGCCAAGAAGTCCAAGACCTCCTGGCGAGATCTACCAATCTGGCTCGCAAAGGTAGTCCCCCATTGCTGCATCGATTCGGCTTGCGACCCAAAAACCACATTGAATTTGTTGAGTGTCTCCTCCAGGTTGGAAGCAGCAAAGATCGCCTTGGTCATCCCAGCCACTGCAGCACCGCCGATGGCAGCTCCTGCGATCGATCCATACTTCAGAGTGATCTTTGTGAGGTCGGCAAATTCCTTTTTGGCACTCTTGAAAAACTTGTTCAGCGCCGATGTGTTGGGGGCTGCTTTGACACCTGCCAGCCTGGTAGCAAAGTTGCGAACGCTTGCCTGCATTTCGGCAAAGGCCTTGGCAAATTCCTCTTTGCCCTTCACCGACATCTCTACATAGGCCTGGCCGGCCAGCTCTGCACTCATCGCCTGCCCCTTGTGGCTTGGTAGTATTCCTTCCAGATCTTCGTCGCCTTGGACTTGTGACGCTGGAAGGCTGGCCGCATGTAGGGCCGTCTGGGAATCTTGACCCTGGTCGAGGTTCCGCCAATGCTCTCGATGATATCCATGCCAGATCTGACCTTAGTCAGAGACTGGATTTTCTTGCCTCGGCTTGTGGTGTTGGTCCTCTTCTTCAGGTCATTCATCGTGGTGATCGTTGGGATCCTTCGGATTCGCACCGTGATCGTTGCGCCGAACTCGTGGAGGTCAGGGACGGTCTTGCCGTTGTACGTCTTGCCGTTGCTCTGGACCGTACCGATTCGCACCCTGGATCGCTGCCGATCGGTCTTGTAAATGATGTTCCTGAGGCTCATGTAATCGGACTTGCCACGATCCTTGGGAGGTTTTCCAGGAGGTCGTGGCTTGGGTGGTGGGGTGCTTACCAGGATGTTCTGGCGCCGCAGGTAGGTTCTGCCGCTCTGGCTCACAACAGGAACCATCACCATCTTTTTGGTGATCTTCCTTGGCCGGCTTGGCTGCCCGATCAGCTTCCTTGCATCCTGCCTGATGATTGCCCCAAATCGATCGAGGGTCTTTGTCGTGGCCGAATCAGCCCTGCGGATCTGCTTGGACCGCGTCCGCTCGATCTCTCTCAGCTTCGCCTTGTTTGGCTTGATCCGAATGTCCAGCAGACGTTTGGATAGTCCCATTCGGCTGCCGCTCCAGAAATACCTTGAGGGATGAGATCGTTCTGCCAGTCAGCCCGATCTGGTTTTTGCCTTTGCGCCGCCGCCGTCCGCCCTGCATAAGCTCTGGCCTCGCACCGTTGGCCATCTCGAGGATCATCCAGGCCTTGAGTCCCCTGGGATCGATTCCAGCAACTCCTGCAAGTCTGAACAGATAGACGAAGAAGCTTGTATCGTCAGATCTGCCCGAGCTCGCTCCGCCTTCTTGCTCGCGTCCCACAGCAGGGCCAGCAGCTGACCCTGGGCCGGGGACTGGTGCACGAAAAAATCGATGTACTCCGCCATCCACTTTTCCCAGGCCTGGCTCAGGATCTTGCCATCGAGTCGCTTGGCGAACTCGACGGGCCCCAGACCCTTGGCCTTGGCCTGGTCGTGGCAGGTGATCCAGATCACACCGACCATCTTTTCCACGCTGGATGGCAGGGTCTCTGGATTGTCCATCAGATTGAGGCCGAGCTCTGACTTGATCGCCAGGAAGTGGCCAACCGTGAGATCGAGCTCCCATGGTTGGCCTGTCTTATCTTCGAAGATCCTCATGGAGGCCCTCAGGTTTATGGGACGACGTACCAGCTGGGTGCTACATGCGCCCCTGAAACGCCACCCGCATTCTTGCATGGACGCAAAGAAACGTCCACCATGATGGCCTCGCCGAGGTTTTCGTTGAGCGTGAAGCTCTTCACCATGCAGAACGCGCGCAGCCCCTGGTTGCCGGTCGATCCAGCACCGGTGATGATGCCGTCCATCACGGCAAATTCCACAGCACTCTTTGCGAAGAATGCATCCTCCAGTGCGGTAAAGTCCTGATCCGCTGGATCGTACAGCATCGAGAAGTCGATCGTGGCATCGATCATTCCATCGACGTATTCCTGGAATCCATTGCTGGCCCTGGTTGTGACGTCAGTCTCGCCTTTGTCCAGGCTCAGGGTCAGATCTTTGACGTTGGCGATCTCGTTCCAGGTCGGGCTCGCATTGGTCCCAGTGTTCCGGTAAAGCTTGGCATTCTCAGACAGCTTGTGCGCCATGTTCAAAATCCTTTGAATCGGATGGTGATGGTGGTAAACAGCAGCCCGAGCTCACTGACTTTGGCCGCATCGAATGGAATATCTGTCTCGATCTCGTCTGGTATCTTGCCACCTGGTCGGAAGGTCTCCAGGCTGGTGGCGATCTCGTCGATCAGCTGCAGGAACTGGCCAGCCTTCGTCTCCTGCTCGGCTGCCGACACATCAGCGCTGTATCTGACAACGACGCCAATGCTGTAGGTTTTTAGGTGGCTCCCCGACCTGGCCAGCTTCTCCCTGGATGACGGGCCAGCATAGACCGACACATCCCATCCACTCAGCAGGTCCCGATCGAACACAGGCACCAGCTGCTTGCGCGGAGTGAATGCTTGGCTGTACGTTGCAGCGTCGATATAAGCCACTGCATCGTTGACCAGAGTCTCCTGCACGCCTGCCATCACATCTCCCTGGTATGGATCCTGATGATCACCTGGCTTGGATCGGTGTACTTCCACTGGGCCTCAGTCCCAGTGGTGAGAACAGCATAGGTCTTGCCACTTTCCTGGATCCTGTCCCCCTTCCTCGGCAGCGTCTGGGATCCTCCCAGTATCAAGTCCGCAACGCGCACCAGGTAATCTCTGGACTTGACCTGCTCGATAACCATCCCATCCTGGGTTATCTCGTGATCAGATCGGCCAGTGACCACCTTTGAGAGAGCCACCGACTGGGTAGCCGATGGCCTCTCGTAGGTGATGTTCACGCCATGGACCACCTGCAGTGCCCGATAGGCATGCAGGGCCGCTGCCGCAAAGGGGGTGCTCATTACGTCAGCAGGGCCTCAGTGGAGCTGATCCGATCGGTGACGATGATGGGCACGCCAAAGGATTCCTGCGGGAATGGCGCAGGTGATCCAGTTGGATTGGTCGCCGTCCGGCTGCGCTGCAGCTGGCCGAGCGATCGCCGATTCATCACGCAGACCGTTGGGCCTCGGCCAGCTGGGAATCGCTCGATTGCTTGGCTGATCAGGCTGTCGGTCAGTCCTTTGCCACTGTCCGCAGTCAGGTTAGCGATTCTAACCGCACTGTTGACGGTACCGACCTTGAGACCGCACCATCCGTGGATCGAGTGAGCCAGGGCCCAGAATCGGCCAGTGCTCGATCCTGCTCGCTCCACTCGGGTCCGCTCGCCGATCGAGATCACGCCCTGTGCACCCCAGACGAGCTGGAGATCTTCCTCACCCATCCGCAGCAACCAGCACGATGAGCCGGTAGCCGCAGTGGTACCAGCAGCATTCACCACCTGTGCGTCTGCGATGTTGTTCAAATTCGTCTGCTGGGCCAGACCATCGAAGCCACCGGCCTGGTTGCCGGTGCCGTAGATAATCTGCTCTTCGATCTCAGCCATCGCCTGGCGAAGGTGTGAGATCGCCTCGATCCCCATGATGTGATCGACACCACGATCATCAACCAGCGCGGCTGCTTCGTCCACAGCGAAACTGGCATCGAGGAATCGCAGAGTGGTGGTGACGGTGGTGTAGGTGCCGATGGTGTTTTCAACCCCATCGTTGACCGCTCGGAAACCAACCGCTGGGTTGGCCGTCTTTTTGTTGTACACGAACGTGGCACCGGCAGTGGTTCGGGCTGCCATCGCTGCCACGAGTGGCGACTCGTCGAGCACATCGCTCAAAAGAAGCTCCATGTCGACCTTGTTGAAGGCCACCACATTGGCACTGGTCAGGTAACTATCAGGCATGTTGTTTGCTCCGTCAAAGACTTTCTGGAATGGGTAGAATCAACTGGCTCTGGAGAGCCGAAACTAGTTAGCCAGGGCTGCGCCCCACTTGCTCGTCACAGCAGAGCCGCCTTTGGCTTTCAGCTCTTCCTGCTTCTGCAGGGCTCTTTTCTTTTCGTCGCTGATCTCGATCCGTGGAGCCGAGGACAGTGCCTCTGGTTCTCCAGCTGCTGCCCGCGTGGCGGCTGCCAGTCGAGTCTCGAGATCTGCTACCTTGGCCGACAGGTCGGCATTCTCAGCTCGCAGCTCGGTGGTCACCTCGGCAAAGCATTCGGTGATCGATCGGCCTTCCAAAAACCACTTCGCGCCGCGATCCCCGAATGTCTCGAGGTACGGCTTGGCCGCGTCCAGAGTCAGGCCAGCAGGAGCCGCAGGGGCCGGAGCTGTGGTCTGATCCTGGCCAGCTTTTCCCGCTAGCACTTCATCCATAATGTCCCTTCCATAATGCTTGGACAAAAAGGAGCACATCCTTTCAACCACCTCGCGGGGCTCCCGATCCGCAAAGTGGGTGTTCACAATCCAGCTGGTAAGAGCTGGCAGGCCGGCCATGGTGGTCATATCGAACAAGCCGCCGCGGGTAGCTGCTGGCTCGTCAACGATGTCGATCGCTCGCAGGCCGTCCAGCCGCAGAGGAATGACTTCGCCTTCTGGCGGTTCCTGATTCATCGAGAAGTGCAGCCTGGTGGCAGCGCTGACCCCAAAGGCCTCAGGATCCTCCTCGGCCAGGTCCATGACGTAGGTGGCCAGGTCGCCGTTGGGGGTGTCGAAAGCAGAATCGGCCAGCTGCAGATCAGCGTAGACCGCATCGCCATCCCGCCTGAAGTTGGTCCACCGGCCAAGGTACTTCCCGAATCCGTCATCACTCATGCTGGGGTGGGTGTACCTGGCCTTTGTGCCTTTGTTGTACGACCTGCCAAAGTTGACCACCTGGTCGAGAGTGGTCTCATCGACCTCCCAGGGCCGGCTGTCATTGACTCGGCCAAGCTGCATCACCTTGGCACCATTGATCCGTCTGGCCTCTCGATCGACTCCAACCATGGGAGCCGCTCGCATGGTGGCCGTCCGAAAGCTTTCAGCTGCTGCTTGAATCGTCGCCATTGTCTTCCTCTCCGTTGCTTTCGTCTTCGTCATCTGGCTCGTCCGCCTCTTCCTCTGGCTCCATCGATGGGGCTGGCCCTGGCGGTTGCTCAGTGGTGGCCGCAGACATCCCCATCTCCTCGAGGAATCGCTCCTCTTGAGCCAGCTGGCGGACAACATCCCGCCAATCGTCGCCGTATCGTTCGCGCCTGATCTCTGACCTGGTGCGCAGTTTGTTCTGGATGGCGAGCACATCGCCTGCGATCTCGTCCTTTGGATTCCACCAGGGCATGCCGGCAGGGATCCAGTCCCATTTCAGGTCATCGACGGTGTAGCCTCGAGGCAGCACAAGAGCACCTTCAGCCACCCAGCTCAGGATCTTCCAGACTGTGATTCGATCGAGGATCTCGACGATGTCAGCCCGTTTGCTTTTCACACTCTGCAGATACTGGATCAGTGCAGCGCGACTGCCAAAGAAATTCGTGAAGCTTTCATCGTAGAAAGACCATGGAATATCTAGGCTCTTGAGCGCCGCCTGCATGCAGATCGTTAGGAATGCCTGGAATTCCGTGGAGGGGTGCCGGCTCTCCAGGAAATCCATCTTATCCCCTGGATCAAGCTCGACCTTTACTGGGCCTCGGCCAAGATCGATCTGATAGCTCGAGCCGACCTCCTCCTCGTCGTCCGAATCCGCCATCTCTCGAGTGATCGCCAGAGCAAAGAGCTGGGTGATCTTTGCCTTAGCTCTTGCGTAGTCTTTGACCTCCATGCTGTCCTGGAATTCGGCAATGGCCGACACCAGTGGGGAGACCCCGCGCACCTGGTCGAATGAGTCCCAGTAGGCCAGCTGCATGCAGTTGCCGGCCAGTACCTGCTTTTCTTCCTCATAGCGTCCATCGCTGTGACGTTTGAAGACCTGAACTGCGGACATTCCACCGCCTGGATTAAGCCGGATTCCATGGGTCCAGTTGGTGCCACCATTGCCATTGATCTGGCTGGTTGGATTCTGGATCCGGTCGCCTTCGATCCCCTGCAGTTTGCCGTTTACCTTCACCAGGAAGATGTCGCCATCGAGCACCCGCCTGGCCTCGGCCAATCGGATCATGCGCCGCAGGGAATGCCTGGCCGCGACATCGCAGTTGATCGGCCTGGACCACCAGGCCATCAGCGACTCGAGCCGCTCATTAAAAACCGGATCCTCGGTGCTGGCCTGGAAGGTAAAAGTGGAAACGAAATCCAGGTGCTTTCTGACTGCCCAGGCAGCCACTGAGTAATTCCGCCAGAGCTCTCGAGCTCCTTCGATCACTCTTTTCCGTTTGGTCGAATCCAGCAGTGCATCGCTGGACTGGATCCTGGTGCCAGGGTCCCGCCGCTGGTTGCCAGCTTCGCCTGCGATGTATCGCCCAAAAAGGCCTTGAAGTCGATCCTGTACCTGTTTGATCATGGGCCGTGGCTGTTGCCTAAGTTGAAGGTAGAGAATCGGGACTTTGCGCGAGAGTAGCGAATCACCTGCTTACGCCACATCTCGAGCTCTTTGACCGCAGCCTCGCGCTGATACTGGACATAGGCTCCATCGATCGACACGGAGAAAATTCCAGCCCCAGTGGACAGCTGCTCTTCAAAGACAGCCACCATCTTCTTGGCATGCTCGAGTTTTTGGATTCTTTGATCGTGCATGCTGAAATGATATCGTGCCTGATCTTTGATCCTCTCCTTAAATCCCTTGATCTGGTCCAGGATCTGGAGTGATCGGCCAGACCTCGCGCAGGGTAAAAGGGCTCTCGCATGCTTTGCACCGAACGTGATAAAGCTTGATCCGGTTTCCATCATGCTCAAATTCATGATAAGCGCCGGACTGCTTGAGAACTCCAGCAGCTTGGCTGCAATGTGGGCAAACCGGCATTGTGATCGTTGCCCTCAGCTTGGGCTGGTCGGCTCGCTTCTTGGTGCTCATAGATATTCCACCCTCCTTGATCGTTTTGGCTTTGGTCCGTGCGATGGAATCGGTTGCTCTGGAATTGGTGCTCCAGTTGGAGAGCCTTCAATGGATCCCACAGCAGCGCGAGATTTCCTGATCTTTCGGCCAGACTCGCCCTCTAGTCGGCAGCCTTCGACGCTGGCCGCCACACAGCAGCCGACCAGGCAATCGAACCAGTGATTATCTGGCCGGTCTGGCTTGTGCTTCCACTCGTCAACTGTCCGCCCTTTACCCTCTGTTCGAACTGGGTATTCCGCCCGTAGGTGCTTGGCCAGGGTGGCATGCTCGTGCGCGTCGCCCTTGTGCAGCACGAGGCTGCCGCTGGTCCCTGGTTCGGTCGCCAGCCTGGAATGCAAAAAAGACTTCCAAAAATTGGTATCGAAAAGCACATGCCGGATTGGAATGTCTTTGGCTCGATCGATTCGCCAATGCTGGCCGGTGGCTCTGCCGAATCGTTTCACATGGTGTGCATTCAGTGGCTCACTGCTTGCCGTGATTCCTCGTCCGTGACTTGGGAAAAGAATCGATCGGTGGAGGCTAGTCCGGCAGAACTCATAAACCAGGTTCCTCGACTGGCCCCAGTTGGCATCAATCATGATCCGGCTGAATGGCACCTCAGCGCCCGCTGCACTCTTCCACTGCTTAGTGGCCAGGTGGTGAACCAGGTCTTTTAGTGCCTTGGTCAGCCGCACCTCGAGCGAGTCAGCAGGGTACAGCTTGGAAAGTGTCTTTCTGGCTGTCGACAGCTTAAAGTTGTTTCCGCGCTGCTGTGGCCAGGCTCCATACTCCACCACTGTGCCGGTGAAGTCAGATCGCCAGGCCACCACCGACCAGAAGAGCATTTCCTTTTGCACATCGATAAAACCGACCAGCTGGTCGGTGTGCTCCTGCAGCTGCCCCTTGGCAGTGATTCCAACCCGATCACAGATCTCCTTCTCGCCGAGGATCGAATCGTCGGCCTGCTTTTCCATGGGATGGTTTTGGTACTCAGCCCAGAAGCTCTCTTCGTCCCTGAAGTAGAGATTCATAGCGTTCTGGATCGCTGAGAGCTCATCTGGGTTGAATCGCTCGGACCAGGACGCCTCGCAGCCCGAATCCATCGCCGCCTGGTTCTCTCGATAAAACTCAGTCGCCTCCGCCCCTTCGCCGCCATTCCTCAGGCTGGCTTTCTTTATCTCGTAGTATTCCTGCCACAGGTCCATGTTTGACGGCATGCCATAGAGCAGCTGGGTGCGCTCGCCATGCCACTCTGGCGACTGCTGCCGATCGAGGGCAGTATCGGCCAAATCGCCCTTGCGAATGACAGTGCATGGCATGACGCCAGCGATCTTAACCCCAGGCCCAGAGAGCCCGAGCACATCGCCGTTTATCGTGGCGATCCGGTTATCGGTCTGCAGGTTGCTGTGGGCTGACTCTCGCGTTTGTGGATCGTCAGGGATGACGTAATCCGGTCGCAGCACTTCGCCGTTGGGGGTGGTGTACTGCTGGCCTCTGACGTCCCCAGTAATACCGCAGACCGACACCACCGATCCGCTGGCCTTGGATCCTGGGATCGTTGGCAGGATTAGCAGATTGGACAGCCACTGGATCCCAGTGGGCTCGCCCTGATAGGTCTGACCTCCTGCTCTAGCAGCTCGCCCCTCCAGTTGCCGGATCGGAAAGCACACCTCGGGGAAGTCCTCCAGTAGGAGGCTGTTAAATCGCAGCTCAGACTTGATCGAGCTGAGCAGCTTTTCTGCCTTGCCTTCGGTGGCACCGATCAGGCAGGCCCATCGCCGATATCCGTATAGCAGGGACCACAGAGCAGCCGTCACCGCCAGTGTGGTCTTGCCGTTGCCTCGAGGCATGGCCAGAGCGAACAGTCCGCCATGCCTCACAGTGATCTCGATCCGGTCGATCACCCGCAGGTGATCCCTGGACCACCCCAGGGAAAAGGCTGCTGGCCGGTAGGTCTCGCAGAACTGGCGAAAAGATTCAGCACACTTTTTCCGCCGCTTGGGATTCTCGATCTTTGGTAGCTCGCCAATGTCAGATCCGGCTGCGCGGAGGGATCGCATTCGCTCCGCCATCTTTTGCCGGTGCTGCTCGTAGCTTTTCTTATCCAGCTTGGCTGGCATCAGGGAGACCCGAGGAGGCTGTTGAGCTCGAGGGTACCGATGGCATCCTCAGGAATTGTCACATAGACCACCTGGCCGGTTCCCCGCTGGCAAGCATACCGAATGCCAGGAGTCAGGTCGGTAAACTGTGCCACTCCAGCCCCATTGCTGGTAGTGGTCCTGGTTCCGGTGTCGATCGCCAGACCGGTGGATCCATGGGGCACCGCGGTGGCCTGCATGGACATCGTAACCCCAGACTCTGGCAGACCGTTGACCCCTAGGCAAAGCCAGTAGCCTGTGACGCCACCAGGTCCGCTGGGTGTGATGGAGATGGCCGTCAGGGTGTAGGTCTGGGTCTGGTTCGCGCTGACCACCAGCACTGCGCCGCCAAAGGTCGCATTGGGCGATCCGATCCCCACCACCCAGCTGCCATCATCGACATTGAAGGTAATCTGGCCAGAGACGTTGGTCGAGCCGACGTAAGTCTCAGCCGCCTTGGTCAGCCGCACCCTGGCACCCTCCACCGGTGCTCCAGCTAGAAGGACCGTGATGGTCACTGTTCGCGCGCCGGTTCCGGTTCCACCACCGCCGCCACCGGTTGGTGCCAGGCTGAGTGCACTGGCCGTCCACTTGGCATTCGGTGTACCGCTGCCAGTGATCATCGTCACCAGGTCGACCAGGACCGACAGGGCCGCCACTGCATTGGCCACCTCGGTGGCTGCCGAACTGGCGAGGGCATTGGAATCGAGTGCACCTGTCTGGAATGCCAGGTTGGTGATTACGCCTGGCTGGATTTCGTGGACGTCAGCGCCGATGTGCCCAGCGCCGCTGCCTGTCACCTTCACCGTCCGATTGTCATTGTCGCTGATCAGGATCCGGTCGCCAAAGGATCCATTGGCGTAGCCAGCGCTCGGCAGAGCATTGAGCACAGCATCCCGATTCTGGTTGGCCGTGGGGATGTCCCCAACCGCAGCTGGCAGGGCTGGAAGATTGTCGGTCTTTGCTTTGATCGCCTGGAGGACCGTCAGGCTGTCGTAGTCCACCACCGCCCCAATCCACTCGCTGTACCTCGCCTCGCCACTGACGGTGCCAGAGATCGTGACGCGCAGGCTCTCCGCTGCATGGGTGCTGGCCACAGTGTAGGTGAAGGTGTACCGACCAGTCGCTGGATTGGAGACCGCCGACAGATTGGCCGATCGGCTTGTGCCAGCTGCATTGGCCGCCGCGATCGTCGGGGTGGAATCAAGGTTTACCAGCTTGTCTTCGTCGTCTCTGACGATGACAGTGAAAGCATAGACCAGGCTGCCAGACTCTGGGATTTCCATCAGTGGAGCTGCGTAAACATTTACCTTGGCCGAAAGATTGTTGAGCCCCTGGACTGCCGACAGGATTGAGGCAGCCGTTGCCTCCTTGGCCAGGATGGTGGACGCCTCGATCTGGGCTAGGGTTGGCCGATTGGTCAAAGTGGTCTCGCTGGCCACCGAGGCTGGCAGTGTGACTGGGGCTCCAGCTGTGATCGCCTGGCCGGCAAACCGCCGAACGTCACCAAGGCCGTTGGCACTGTCCAATGCCTTATCAAAAAGAGCATCAAAGACAGTGGGCTCCATCACCATGTAATGATGGTTTGACATGCTCATGGCTGAATTGTTGACGCTGATGGAGGCCCTGCCGATGGCATCTGTGTTGCCGGTGCTCAGTATGACCAAGTAATAGCCGTTGTGAGAATGAGTGGATGTGGTTGGACTGGCCAGCGCAGCAGTGCTGCCGACCTTGGTCAAATTAAAATCTCCAACCACAGCAGTGGTGACTGCCAGGCCTGAAGAATCCAGCACAGGCCCAACCAGTACGGTAGCCGCCGTGTTTTGACGCAAAGCCTGCACTATGTCAGCCCTCCACAAATTAGCCGCCGCCTGCGGTTGCCACCTGTCACACCTTCGAACGCATTCCGCCATCGTTTTGATCTCAAGCCAGAATGCCGGCCATCACGCCACATCTGGTACACCTCAGATGGTGTGTGTACCACATTGTAGACTCTGGCATCGTCCGCTCGCCCAAGATAAAAGCTGGCTGCTGAAACTCGAAAATACGCGCCAAGACTTAGCCTGTTTAATGTCATAGTCCGAGCAACAGTATCAGACTGCGCCACATCCAGAACACCGTTTACATAGATCGCAGTCTGGGCTGTGCTTTGACTGACGTAGATATGGGTCCACTGGTTGGAGTTTGTTGTCCTGGTTCCTGTTCGATCAATTGTTCCTGTGCCGCCATCCGACCTCACACTCAGGATGACATTCCGGCCAGAATTTATAGTTCCGATGATCCAATATGGATTGTTTGACGCTGAGCTCGTAAATCCCCAAATCCCTCGATATCCGGTCGTGGAATCGTTGTTTCGAATCCACACCGACATAGCAATGGACTTTGTAGCAGGGATGTTACCAATGCCACCGCTGCCAACTGATGTGGTTGTTACCACATCGTTTGTCCCATCAAAGTCCAGCGCAACATATTGACCATCCGCAATGTAATCCTCGGATGGTGCCATGTTGGTCAGTGTTCCACTGCTTCTACCGCCGACTCGATCCAAAAGAATCGTGCCGTATGGAGGCAAGCCAGGCACCCAGGCACAGACTAGGCCTCTTAGTGATGGGCATCCAGATGTTTTTGGCTTTCGTTTGTACATATCAAATCGAATCGTACACTGGCTGGATTCGGATGTAATGATTGCCAGCAGTAGCATTCAGCGCCACTGATGTGCTGTGCGTGACAAAGAAGACAACTTTCTCTGGCACATCGCCTCCAAAGATGTCGCTCAGCAGCCGAGGCCCAAACTCCGTGACGAGGTTAGAGCCTGCTGGCATGGTAGCCTGGTGCACCAGTCGGCAAAAACCAAGTTTTTGCACAGCAGTGGAAATGGTTTCTGCCGAATCTGTTCCGTCAAAAACATCGGGCCATCCAGTGCCATTCCATCCGATTGCATGGACCTCGATGGATCCCGCCAGGTTGCTTGTTCCGGTCGTGATCTTGCCGGCCACCCATGCATCACGATATCCGTTGGCCGTGTTGGTCCATTCGGTGCTTTCTCGGCCAGCAAGGAGGTTAGCATCCGCTGCCAGGCTGGCGATCGTGATGGTAATATCCGACGCGGCTACATAGTTGGTCTTTGCGTTTGGCATCACTTCCTCGCATTCTGAACCAGGCCGACACCAACAGTCCCAATCCCTTCATGCTCCACCCATGGCACCGTTTGATTGGCCATGGCATCGAGCTCGTTCACCACCTGCTGGCTTGCAAAGCCGCAATCCACCAGCCCCTGCAGCATCTGCTTGGTTTCTGCCAGATCCATATCCACCGTATCCAGCTTGGTGGAGGTGATGTACTCCAGAATGTTTATCGCCAATTCCTGGCATGGGTTGGATGGATCGGTCTTGGCCAGCTCAAGTTTCGAGCGATACTGTCGCTGGCTCGCATGAGCGATCACTCGCCAAAGTGGTACTGGTCGCCGCACCTCCACCATCTTGGCCATGATGGCACTGGCAGCCTGCTGATCGCTCAGCCCCTGATACTGTGGCTTTGACAATTCATCTCGAAGCTTTTGCATCAGGATTCCTCGCTCTTTCTTTCCGCCACTTCCTTGATCGAAATCCAAAGACGCTCCCGATCCTCACGGCATTCTTTAAGATCTGCCTTAATTGCTTCGGTGTTGCGCTCCACCTGCTTGTACAAATGCAGCACCACACCAGAGAGAACGGATAGGCCACCCAGAAGCAGCCCAACCAGACTGGTGTCTACAGCAGCGATAAGGGTTGGGGTTTCAAACATTCAAATGGCTCCAGGTGTATCACCTTTGTCAAAGGTGGTTGAACGTATCAAATAGAAGGCATGGTATCTGATTGTGGATTGCAAGTGGCTGGCCCAGGTGATCCAGTTGTGGCCCTTGTTCCCCCACTTTAGCCCCCAGCTGTTGGCCGATTCAAATTCATAGCTGCCGGCAGAAGAGATCCGAATATCGTGGACCAGCACAGCATGATTGCCTGGCCCACTGGCTGGAGGGCTGACGCCTCGACCATCGAGTCGCCCATAGGACTGGGTGGCATGGACAGCAACCACGCCACAGAATCCAGCAGCCAATCCGCTCGCCAGCTCGTCCTCTGTCTCGACTCGGTAGCACTCGTGCGCACGGTTGCGCCGCATCGAATCCACAGCTTCTTTTGAAAGCTGTCTCTGAGTCAGGAATTTGGCCAATGGGACATACTGCTCCTCAGGCACTCCATTGTTTTTAAGGGCATGCATCCCATCGTCCAGCATGCTGCCCTGGTCCCTGCCTCCGTTTATGAGGGCATAGAGGCCTTCGCCAGAAAGCCGCCGCCGCCTGATACCTCTGGACACCTGTGTCCTCTCAAGGGCATGAGCTGCTGCCTGGCCGTTGCAGCTGCCGACATTCCCCTGGTTGCGGATCCATTCCTCTGGCTTCCACAGCCTGGATCCAGCCACCCGCCCTGGATCCGTGACGATCCTGGCGATCTGGTCCCGTGTGAACATTGGGCCGTTCTCGCCGTAGACAGGAAAGGTCCGAGGCTTGAATGCTGGCAGCAAAAGGCCTGTGCCAAACTCCTGGCCATCGACGACGATGATCTCACTCATAAGCCAGCATACCTCTTGGTGAGCCGATCGATCTCCTCGGTGGAATCAGGCAGCTTGCCCTGGTAGAGCACCTTGCTGCGCTCGCCTGGTGTCTGGATCAGGATCCCTGGCACCTGGCCACCGAGAGCCTTCACCTGGCTGGCCGCTTCTTCCTGATCCTTGTCGTAAATGATCCAGTTGAGACCCTTGTCTCGCAGGCTCTGCCAGTAGGCCGCATTGGTAACGATCTTGGTGATCTCGGGAGTACGCTGGCTGGTCTCTTCAACCACAACCACCCAGGCCCCCTGGATCGGATCGACTGGCCGGATCGGATCCACAGAATCGCTCTTGCGACTGGACAGCAGCAGAAGAAGGATCACCACCAGAGGTGCCCAGCGATCGAAACCTTTCATCTACTGCCCCCAAATCGAGGAGACGATCTCAGCCAGTTTCGGCTTGGCCTGGTCGATTTTTTGTTGGGCCAGATAGCTCGCCAGTGTGTCAGCTGCATTCATGGCCTGCAGTCGACTGATCGCTCCAACCGGGGTTGGTGGTGGCTCAGGTGGCTCAGGTGGGACTGGTGGAGGTGGGGCTGGCTGGGGCTGGCTGTTACCGCCAAGGATGTTCCGCCATGCCCAATAGGCGCCGATCAGCAGGGCACCGGCTCTCCAGGGATTGTTGATCACATCATCCCACATCGTCGGTGTCCTCCTGCCAAGGCTCGCCGAGCTCTGGCTCGTCTGCTGGATCATCCTCCTGCTGCTCTCGCCACCACAGCCAAAGCTTGATTGCCAGTTGGGCCAGCATCAGGATGGTGGCAGGGTCGAGGCCGACCAGCTGCGGATCGCTCTTTGCCAGGCCTTCGAATTCCACTTTGCAGCGCTCGACATCGCGGTACTGTCGCCAGAGCTGGGCAGCTAACTGCCGAGCTCGACGTTTGGCCCTGAGCCTTTCGAGTGGTCCGCTCATGTTCAGCGCTCCGAGGATCGCAGCGATTCGCCAACGATCCACGAGCCGACAAGCAGCACGACCTGAGTGATCTGCTCCTCGGTCAATGGGATCGCCATGGTTTCCTTGAGCACCACAACTGCGACACCAGCAGCCGCGATCCAGAATCGCCGAGATTTTAGCAGAGAATCCAGCTTGGCCTGCATGGTTGCCTCGAGTGGTGTGGCCTGGTGATGTGTCTGCCGCGCGCAACCAGTATAGGGGCCCTTGGCCGACATTCCAGAAATCTCGCCGAATAAATCTTGTTTACGTGTTTACAGGTCGATACCATGGCAGTGCCAGTGTGGCAGAGGTTCACAGACATTTGATCAGGAGAAATGGGATGGGATTCATTGAAACCTTTTTGATGGTGATTCTTGGCGGAATGATCGAAAGTGAGTGGCGAGTCCTTGAACGAGCCACCGAAGGTGTCACCGGCCAGGACTGGGGCCATGAGGGCATCGCCGCAGAAGATCAGCCGCTCTGGTAAAGAGCCACCTGTTGGCGAGATGGATCGGGGGATCGACATGGCCAATCTCGCCAGGGCTCCGGCCAGCTGCGTAGCCGGACAAAAATATCCGCAGCAGCACCGGCCTGTGGAACTCTCCTACGCGGATGGGTGACGGTGCCAGGGTGGTGGGTAATTGCCCCCAGGAGGATTCGAGGCCTCCCATCCTGTTGGCGAGACACGCCAATCAAGAGGCAAACATCATGACGATGATCCGAGTGAAAGAATCGACGCGTCAGAAACTGCAGCGTCTGGCCGTCCGCCTGCTGGGTACTCCAGGAGTTGAGCCGGCCAAGCATTCAGGCCAGCAGTTTGTACCTGCAGACCAGGTGATCCGCAGGGCACTGGAGGCCCTCGAGACCTCGCTCGAGCAGCCGGCCAGGAGGCCATCGCCGTGACCTGGCATGCTGATCGGTGGATCGACGATCGCCCGCAGCTGCTGGGGATGGCTGTTGAGCCGATGCGGATCGAGGCCTGCCCACAGGCTGATGGCTCGACGATGTACGCGGTGCGACAGGCCGATGCATGCCTCAGCCGCGATGGCCGCTGGTGGGCCGAGCCGACACCCAGCGAAGAGACCAGGTGGCTGCCCCATGGCAGTCAGGCATTCCGAGCAGCCTGCCGATTCCCAACTTGGGAGACTGCAGCTCTCGAGGCCGACCGCCAGCCACCAGCCGGCAGGTTCCACGCTGGCATTCTGACCAGCCTCTGGCCCATGGACTGATCTGGCCAGGGCACACCCCGCAGGCTAGCGACCAGCCAACCAGCCAAACCGGGGAAATAAACTTACCCCCGTTTTTGGT